GGAGGGATAGGGAGTCGGGGTCAGGCGGAGGGAATGGTCAGGCTGCTTTCGCGGGTGACTTCTCGACGATCACGCCCGGCAGATTCAGCGTTTGGCCCTTGCTGTTGGCCAGGCTGTCCAGTGCCGGCTGGTCGACAACGAGCAAGTCCTCGGTGGCCAGGCCTTCGGCGATGGCGGCGATGAACGCGGTTTTATCGACGACGCGGGCGCGCCACTGGGTAGCGCTGGGCTCTGCTGCCTTGCCGGCGGGCTTGATCTGGGCGGGCGCTGGTGCAACCTCGGCCTTCGGCGCCTCCGGCTCGACAGCGACGGGCGTGTCCTGCTCGGCGAGCTGCTGGCGCGCGGCGGCAAGCTCCTGCTGCTGGCGCGCCAGTTCTTCGCGTTGGCGTTGCATTTCCTCTTGCTGCCGGCGCATTTCCGCCTGTTGCTCCTCCATGCGGCGGCGCATTTCGGCTTGCTGGGCTTCCAACTCCTGCCGCTGGCGCTCCGCTTGCTCGAAGGCCAGGCGGTCGGTCAGCATTTGGGTCAGTTCGTCCATGGCCGTCTGCTGTGCGGCTTGGGCTTCCTTCGTCAAGTCGTAGAAGTCGTGTGCTGTGTCGATTTCGCCACAGCGGTCGATCATCGCGGCAATCTCGTCGCTGGTCTTGCCGCGTACCTGGGCCGGCATCCCTTTGATGGCGTCGACCTTCGACAGCAGGCGTGCGATCCGTTCCTGGCGCTCGCGTTCGACGCGATCGTCGACCTCCTTCTTGGCGGCCTTCATCGGATCTTCCAACGTCACCAGTGCGGCGGTGATCCGCTTCGCCTCGGCGTCGATGATCTGGCCTGCCTCGATGTAAGGCGCCTTTTCACGCTTGCGAGCGGCTTCCAGGCTGGTGCGCAGTGTGGTCAATTCCTTGATACCGGCCTTGATGAACTCGTAGCCATCGGCGGTATTGGCGTCCGGCAGCGTCGCGTACTTCTCGCGAAGTTTTGCCAGGGCGGCGTTGGTTGCGTTGTACTCGGCGACCTCGACGGTACCGTTTTCCAGGTCAACATTTTTCAGGATGGTCATGGTGTCATTCCTCGGGGCTGGTAGGAGCGGGGGAAAGCTGGCGCAGGCGCTCATCGGCGGCTTCATTCACGCGCAGCTCAATCTCTGAGGGGTTGAAGTTGACGACTGGCGCTTTGGCGCGGGCCTTCTCGGCGACTTGCTTACGCATTAACTCCAGGGCGCGGGAGTTCGGTGCCGCGGCGATCGCGTCGAGTTGTGCGCGAAGCCAGGTCTTGAATTCGTCCTTGGCTTCGTCCAGGGCTGTCTCGGGATCGCCGGCATCGGCCAGGCGCTCTTTCAGCTTCAGGCCTTCGACATAGGTCGTGTCGTCGAACATGCCCATGTGAATGTCGGCGCTGAACCCGAGGAGTGACAGACACTTCTTGATGGCGTCGGTGAGTGACTTCTTGCCGTAGTCGTGGTCAGTCTTGAAGCCCCACTCGGTCTTGTAGACGTAGGGGGTGTGCCCGTATTGGCGGGCGTGATTGATCGTCCCGTCGTGGCGATACCAGAGTTCGATGTACAGGGTGTGGGTCTTGTCGTGGCAGATGACCGCACCGTTCTTATCGAGGTGCGGTGCGCCTTCATCGAAGCGCTCTACCAAGACCTTCCAGCCCCAGCCCTTGCCGACGGGGCCGAATAGCTCAGTCGCACGACGGACGATATACAAGCCGTTGATGGACGTCATGTCCTGACCGTTGAGCTTCGCCTGCCTTGTGTACCTGGTGTCCGTCTCTTTCACCTGGTCCCAGATAGCCATGTTGCTATTCATGTTTGTCATGGTGTTGCTCGCTTGACGGCTGCCGGCGCCGTGGCTGGTTGTTCCGCGGTAATCAGTCCGCCCCAGATCGGGCCTAGGGCGAGAATGAGCAGGAAGAGGAGGCCGCCAATCAGGCCGCCCACCCAGATGGCTTTGCGTTTCGCGTTCATGTCGGGAGCATCCTGTAGATCAGCCAGCCGTAGAACGGAGCCACCAGGGCCAGCACGCCGATGGCCGACGCAACTTCGGTGAGCGCCCGGCGGGCGCCAGTCGCATTTGGCTTCATGCGGAGGCCCCTCCCTTGGCTTTGTCGATTGCGCTTCGGGCCGCCTCGATCGCCGCAGTTGTGATCGCGTTGCGATGCTGCGGCAGATAGCCGACCAGCGCGCAGTAGGCCTGCTCCAGGGCGATGAGTAATTCGGGGCCGTAGCTTTCAACGCGCCGCCGTGCTGCGCGTTCCGCCCGCTTGCGGTTGTCGCGCTCGATTGCAGACTGCGCTTCCTGTTCGGTGGCGTAGAACCTGTACCAGTCAGCGCGCTTCGCGATGCGCGTGCCGTCGGCTCGAACGTAGTAGGCCTTCGTTTCCCGAACGAACTCACAGCGGCTAGCTGTGTCTCGGCCGGCCCGGACTTGAAAGCGGGTGATTGGATTCATACCCGAGTGCTCCTGAGTTCTGCCCAGCGCGAATCCGCTGCGGCGTCGAGCCGGCGGCGCATGTCGTCGTATTGCCGGGTGCCGATGGCGTCCAGCGTGTAGGCCATCTCGATCTGGCCGCGCCATACCAACTGGTCGTGGCGCGGGATCACCGACCGACGCATTGCGACGATCGCTTCCTCGATCACGCCCTCGGCGCGCTCATTCGTCCAAGCCATCGCCGTCCTCCTGCTCTTCGTCTTCTGGCTCCGGTTCCGGCTGGTCCCAGAGCGGGTCTCTGGCGAAGTCCCAGGCTTGCTGGGCACTGCTGAAAGCCGCTCGGTTGCGGCGCTCGCGGTATGTCCACATCGGGATGCTCTCCGTGGTTCACCTGCATTCGGCAGCACCCGGGCACGACTGCCGTGTGCCTGGGTGCTCTCGAATGGAGGTTGAAAAAAGCCCGGCCGGAGCCGGGCAAGGGGGGGATGAAACGGGCTCAGGAAACAGCAGTGCAGTTGCGCAGCAGCACCGGCGTGGCCTGACCTTCTAGCCAGATCACCGCCATGCCGGAGGCGGAAACTTTGGCTTGAGTGAGCGTTCTGGTGCGGATGGGGATGGAGTCGCGGAGCGGACGGTACTCAACGGCCACCTGGGCCGGGTGCGTGCGATTCCACTCTTCAACCAGGTCTTTGGGTGAGGCGGGCCGGACGGCGCCAACCCGGGCGTAGATCTCGGCGCGATGAATGGCCATCGCTTCCGGAGCAACGATTCCGAGGCGGATCTGGCCGCCTCTGTTCTCGACGACGGTCACGGTGATGTCGTCGCCAATGTGCAGGGTTTCGCCGACTCGGCGAGTGAGGATCAGCATGTGTGCCTCCGTTCAGGATGCTGGGCGCGCGGGCTCAGGCCGGCTCGCAGTGGGAAAGGGCAACGCAACCAGACACGCCGGCGAGCCAGACGACAGCGGTGTGGCCGCCGAGGACTTGGGCTTCAGTAGTGGTACGGGTGCGCTTCGGCGTGGCGTGGCGATGAGACCGGTAGTTGACCTCGGTGCCGGCGGGGTATGCGGAATTCCAGGCAGCAACCGTCGCCGCCGGGTTGGCGTTCTTCTTCATGGCAATGGATCTCCTATGGCCTATTGCCGCACTCCACTGATAGATTCGGAAGAGTCCTGGGAATGGAGGCCTATCTATGGATGAAAAGAATCTGGAAGTGCTTCGCCGACTAAAGGAGGTGATGGAGCGAGAGAAGCCTGTAGAGCAGCCCAAGAAACCGCATGTACCTGGGCAAGGCTTTAGCGAAGAGTCGGAGGAGATATTCAGAGAGCTGGCTCGGCACAAGCTTTCCAGGCCAACTAACCAGAAGACCGCTGCGGCAAAACCTCCGAAGACTTCCGTACCTACTCAGCCGCCAGCGGTGAAAAAGATTTGTGCTGAATGTAAATCGGAGTATCCGACCGCTTCAGACAGGCCACCAAAGCGCGGTTGGCTATGTCATAACTGCCGTAACGCCAGACGCGAGAAGCGTCGGCAAAAGGTCGAAGAGAAGCGTGCTGCGCAGTACCTAGCCGCTAAAGGCTCAAAAATCGAACAGTTGGAGAGAAAAATCGCTGCAGTGAATACTCAGCTAGAACAGGCGCCGCTCGAGAGACAGCGCGGCCTGTTCCACCAACTAAAACAGCTAGAGCGCCAGCTCAGGCTCGAGCGGGTACACAAACTATCTCGCTTCAACAACATCCGCTATCACATCGTTTCTGGAAGCTACGGCTCTGGGAAACGAAGCAAGTAATCAGTCCGCTGTTACACGCCACCTGCGGATGGGCGATTGTTTTCTCGGGGGACCTGAGGTCCCGACAGCCAGTCGCGGCTCTTCGCCCACTGGCTCTCCCTTGATCTAGGGCCATCTACGCTGCTGGCCACGGGGCGAGGCTCCCCCTGAACCCGTTCTGCTTTTCGGCAAGGCCTTGGCTCGCTGCGGCCTGCTTTCAACTCTGGTCTTGCGGTGAGTTGGCATGAGCAAAAATAGCGTAACGCTATTCATATGTAAATAGCGAAACGCTAGATTTTTTCGCAAAACGCGAAATGTCGAGTCCGGCATCCAGGTCTGTGCCGTATGGGCAGTGGGGTTAGTGGTAGTGAGAGACGAAAAAGCCCGGCTCAAGGCCGGGCTTCAGGTTGGCAAGGAGGGTTTGAGAGGGAAGGGGCAGCTAGTCGCTCTTGACGGGGTTACCGTCCGACCAGACGAGCTTTAGCATTGGTCGCCTCAGTTGAGCTTTTGACGACGGCTTCCTCCGCAGCACATCTGAGTGAGCGCAGCGCCATTAGAGCGGCTGTGTCCAACCAGGCAGGTTGGGTAACGATTCCTAGCAGTAGATCTACTATTGCTCTATCGGAAGCAGATGCTTGTTCGTAGGCTCGAAGGAGAGGAGGCGTGGGTCGTTCTCTGACCTCATCCTGCCCTCCCTGACTGTGGTCGGTATCCAGCCAGCCGGCTGGTTTACCAGTAGCCTCTTCAATCCGACGAGCGGTAGTCTTCCGCATGCCTCGCCGCACCCCCGTTTTGGAGTCCTTGACTCCATCGCGGAGGTTGCCGAACTGCGATGGAGACATCCCAATTCGATCAGAGACAGCCGCCAGCCCCCCGAACTCCCGCTCGAGTAGGCGCATGTTTGCTCGACGAATTTCATCAATGTCTTTCATGTTGTCGATTCCATAGCAAAACGCTAATTGTGTATATGTGCGTTACGCTATGGGAATTAATCTAGCGTTACGCTATATTTGGCTGGCGTCTGTCTACGGAAGCTGAAAAATGAAGCTGAAACCTTACCTTGACCAGCGTCGCGGAGCCGGCTCCTGGCTCGCTCGCGAAATCGATGTTTCACCAGTCCTTGTGTCGCAATGGGCCAATGGTGTGCGGCAGGTTCCTGCGGAGCACTGTCCATCTATTGAGCGAGCAACTGGCGGGCTGGTCACCTGTGAAGAGATGCGACCGGATGTCGATTGGGCCTGCTTGCGTCAGCGCCCAGTCCCGTCACTACAAGCGATTTAACCATGGCGCTTGTCAGTGATCGAAGGTTGGGCCAGGTATGAATCTCGCGGACATGCTTGACCGTCCGATTGCATTCCAGCGTGCGTTCGTATCGTTGGGCGCCGGCATCACTGGTGCCTTGATGCTCTCGCAGGCGGTGTATTGGACCTGCCGCACCGAAGATGCGGACGGCTGGTTCTACAAGACCATGGACGAGTGGGAAGCCGAGACGGGCATGACCAGGTCCGAGCAGGAGGGTGCACGCAAGAAACTGGTGAAGTGCGGAGTCCTTGAGGAGATGAAGAAGGGTGTTCCTTGCCGGCTCTACTACCGAGTGAACATGGACGCGATAGCTGCAAACTTGAATGCGGAAAACCTGCAATCCAGTTTGCAGAAAACCCGCAAACAAGGATGCGGAAATCCTTCAGGCAAGTCTGCGGAAAAGCCGCAAGCCAGTACGCGGAAAAGCCGCGAGCAAGGTCGCGGAAAACCCGCAGTTCTTACAGAGACTACTTCAGAGACTACTTCAGAGATTACCCCTGAGATTTCTGCCGGGGAGA